AACTTATAGAAAAACTTAATGGAAAAGCAGCCTTAGTATTTTATAACTTTCAACACGATCTTGCAAGGCTACAGGAAGCCCTAAAGAAAACAGGGTTAAAAGTAAGGGTGCTTAAAACAGTTGAGGACCAGGATGCGTGGAATAAAAAAGAAATAGATATACTGCTTACACATCCAGCAAGCAGTGCCTATGGACTTAATCTACAAGAGGGAGGAAACCATGTTATATGGTTTGGTCTTAACTGGAGCCTAGAGTTATATCAGCAGGCTAATAAGAGATTACACAGACAAGGGCAGAAAGAAAAGGTTATAATTCATCACCTAGTAGTCCAAGATACAAGAGATGAGGATGTAATAAAAGCACTGAATACTAAAGGAGATGTTCAAGAAGCGCTATTAGAAAGCTTAAAAGTAAGAATAGACAAATACAGGAGGAAGTAAGTGACACCGTGTCATATTCAATTGAACTTTTTGTATTGTTTTAGAACCAATGTTATGGAGAGTGAAAAGTAATGGAAATAAGCAATTTGATAAAAGAGAAAATAATAAAAAGCATATCTGAAAAAAGGATCTTCATAAAAGAAAAAAATATAAGAATAGAATCAAAAAACATATTTCCTAAGGTGCATATAAATATTCTAGTTGAACCAGGTGTTGGAAATATAAGAGAACTTTCAAGATTATGCTTAAATTTAGAGTTTAATACAGTTAGATTATTAAGTAAAATAATTGGAGAAAAATATATTGAAGGAGTGAGAGTTTCTTTAGGGGTGAAGCAGAATGACAAAGAAAGAATATCTTAGACAAGGATTTAAGTTAAAAAGAGAAATAGAACATGATAAAAAAATATTGGAAGAACTTAAAAGCAATCTTGATGGACTTCAAGCTTTGCAAAATTCAGAAAAGGTTCAAGGTGGACCTGTTAAAGATGATAGTGGTATAGTCAATAGGATGAATAAAGTAATAGAGCTGGAAAATAAAATAAAGAATAAATTATGCAAACTTAATGATTTTCAAGAGAAATTACTTTCAGAATTAGAAGGAATAAAGAATATAGATGAGAAAATTTTAATGGAAAGTAGATATATTTTAAATCTTAAGTGGGAGAGTATAGCGGATAAAATTGGATATTCACTAAGTCAAACTTATAGAATTCACGGAAAAATATTAGAAAATTTTAAAATGACATTGAATGAGAGTATCAATGTGTGATATTATGTAAAATATAGATTTGGGTCAAAGGAGAAAATCCCTTGGCCTTTTTATATTTAAATAGATTTGATTAGTAGGTTTTTCTTTGGTATAATATAAAAGTCATACTAAGGGAGGATTTAATGATGGAATTTTGGTTAAAGCAGTTTATAGTTATTGCGGCTTATATTATAATATATTTTATTTGTAAATATTTAAAAACAAAAAAGAACTATAATATTGATTTAACAATTATAACTGCTTTATTTATCTGGGGAATAAATACAATATCTGTAAGAGATTATCAAACTATATTAGAAAAAGAGTTAGCAAGAGATAGGGCTGAAGTTTCTAAGCATATTTTTGTCAGTGAATTACAATTTGAAACAGAGTTTAAATCATATGTAGAAATTTACCAAGAACTAATAGATTTAAATTCAAATTTAAGTATTTTGATTATTACTATAGAATTGAATGATAATCAACCTGAATTTCTAGAACATATAAAATACAATTACAATAAATCTTTAACAAAGTATAGATTTCTTTTATCTAAAAATAAACCCTTTTATGATAAAAGAATATATACAAAATTTAGAGAAATAACTTTTACTATGGATAATATAGCTGTAGAATTTGAAAATTACAAAAATAATCTAAATGTAAATATGGAGAAAATAGATGAAAATCAAATAATTATATTAAAAAAAATGAATGAATTAGAAGAATTAATAAGAGATAGATTAGGTGAAATGAAAATAATTAAATAAAAAATAAAATAAATTATTAAATTTTTAATATGGATTATTATATTAAGAAAAGGAGGGATAAAATTATTGAAGTTTTGGAAAAAGCAATTGTTAATATCTACAATATATATAGGGATAATGTTAATATTTTATAATTTTAGTTCAAATGAAGTTAGTAAAATAGTAGGCTCACTTTTAACAACAGTATTTGTTTGGGTAATGAATAAAACTTTTTCAATAGATTATCAAACAAAGAATGAAAAAGAATTAAAAGATTATCAAGGGAAAATAGATAAAGAAATGGAAGATTATAAAAATGAATGGAATCAAAAATTAGAAGATTACAAAAATAAGCTTGATGCAGAATTAGAAACACATAAAGCAAAATTATCAGGATATACTTTAGTTACCAAGTTACAATATGAGTTAGAGTTTAAGATATATACTGAAATATATGAGTTAATACAATTGAATTTTCAGACTGTAGCTGGTATGGTTAATGATATAAAAAGCAATCGAAAAAGAGACAATCATTTGGAGATAATAAAAAAATATAATGAAACAGGAGCTAGTGTTTTATCAAATACTCTAAAAAATAGACCTTTTTATCAAGAAGAGATATTTAATAGTATTTTAAAAATAGATGGAATTAATAAAAAAATATGTGATATATATGTGAATTTTATCGAAAATAGCATAATAACAGAAGATGCAGAAAAATTAGCAACTGATGTAGGGAAGAGGTTAATCAATTTATCAATTTTAATAAGAAAAAGAATAGAGAACATGAAGATAATAGAGGGTTAGTTAATTCTAATTCTCTTTTTTATTACATAAAAATTAGGAGGTGAGTTCATGGCAAAGTCAAAATGGGAAACACATGTGAAAGATAAATTAATACTTGTTGAAGGTTGGGCTAGAGATGGGCTCACTGATGAACAGATAGTAAAAATTATTAAAAGAGAGTCATTGATTTGGTTCTCTTTTTTATTTGCAGGAGGATATATGCTATATAAAATATGTGGCAGCTGCGGAAATAAAATAAAACATGATGAGATTTGTTCTTGTAGAAAGAAGAGGGGGAGGGTGTATGATAGGGAGAATAGAAATAAAGTAAATGCTAAGTTCTATAATAGCAGAGAGTGGAAGAGGATGACTAGATTATGTAAGCTTAGAGCAAATGGATTAGATCTATATGAGCTTGAGATAAATAAAAGAATAGTTAAAGGCAGTCTGACACATCACATAGAAGAGCTAGAAGAGAATAGAGAAAGAGCTTTAGATATTAATAATCTCATATGGGTGGGGGATAGGACACATGCCTTTATACATGCAGAGTATACAAAGAGTTCAGAAGCTAAAGAGAAGATGCAAGAAATATTATTTAAAATTATAAAAAAATATACCCTTGGGGGAGATAAAAAAAGTTTTAGGTAAGGGTTCGTAATACCGCATCCCCTCTATTTTCTCAGGAAAATGCCAGAAATGAAATTTCAATAAAACCAAAATAAAAAAAGGAGGTGTTATCATGGCAGGAAGGCCAAGAAAAGTAATTGATATTTCAACAGGAAAAATTGGAAAAGAAGCAATTAAAAATAGAAAAATCCAGGAAGAAAAATTAAAACTTGGAAGAGAACAATTGAAAGCTCCTGAATGGCTTAGAGATGAAGCTAAAGAAGAATTTGAAAGAGTTGTAGAAGAAGCAGGAAAAATAGATATCTTGGATAATTTAGATTTGGGGATACTTGCAATTTATTGTAATGCATATTCCTGCTATGTTGATGTTTCTAAATTAATTCAGGAAAATGGTTATCTTGGGATGAGAACAACTAAATATGATGACTATGAAACAGTGCATCCTCTTTTAATAGTTCAAGAAAAATATGTAAAACAAATAATGCAGTGTTCTACAAAGCTTGGACTAGCTACAACAGACAGATTAAAGTTGATTGTTCCAACAAAAGAAGCTCCAAAAGAAAATAAGTTTATAGAATTGATAAGAAATCGAAAACAAGGATAGCTTATGAAACAAGATAGGACAACAGCATATGCAAAGTTGGTAGTTAGTGGTAAAAAAATAGCTGGAAGAAAAGAGTTTTTAGCATGTAAAAGACATCTTGATGATTTAAAAAGAAAGAAATTTGAATTTAAATTCGATATTGAGGAGGCAGAATTTGCAATAGATTTTGCTAATACATTGACTTTAAAAACAGGAGAAAGATTAAAAACAAGAGGATTTCAAAATTTTATTATAGGTTCTTTACATGGGTGGAGAAAGAAAAGAACTAAAGAAAGAAGATTTAGAGAAACATATATTCAAGTAGGTAGAAGAAATGGAAAGTCTTTTCTTTCTGGAACACAAGCAAACTATTTTAGCAGTATTTTAGGGAATAAAGATAGAATTTTCTGTGCTGCAACAAAGCAAGAGCAAGCCAATATTGTTTGGGATGATATTAGGAACTTTATAGAATCAGATGAAGATCTTTCAGAACTTTATAAAATTAAGGAACACGAAAGAACTATAAGAAGTTTAATAACAGATACAACAATTAAATCTTTAGGAAGAGATACTAAAAGTATGGATGGATTTGGAAATATTTTAGCTATTTGTGATGAATTACACGCACATCCAAATAATCAAATGTATAAGCTTTTATTAGATGGACAAGCAGATGTTGATAATGCTTTAACTTTAGCAATTACAACAGCAGGCTTTAACTTAAATAGCTTTTGTTATGAACATTATCAATTTTGTGAAAAAATATTGGAGGGACTTGTAGATAAAGAGTCTCTTTTTATTTTTATTTGTGAAATGGATAAAGATGATGATATTTGGGAACCTAAAAATTGGTTAAAAGCAAATCCTTATTTTCTTTTCAATGAGGATGGGACAATAAATGAAAAGAAACTGGCTAGATATGCAGAGAAAGCAATTGATGCAAAAGAAAAAGGTGGAGAAGATCTTACCAATTTTTTAACAAAGCAGTTGAATATGTGGGTAACAACAAAATGTGGTCAATATATTGATTTGGCAAAGTTCAAAGAATGTGAAAGTGAATTGACATTGGAGGATATGAGAGGAAGAAAAGCATATTTAGGTTTTGATTTATCAAAAGGTGGGGATTTAACAAGTATAGCTCTTGTTTTTCCTATGGAAGAAGAGAAGGTTTATATCTATAGTCACTCTTTCATGCCTGAACTTAGACTAGCGGAACATGAAAAAACAGATGATGTCCCTTATAGAATTTGGGTAAGAGAAGGACTTTTAACGCTTACAACAGGTGGCTTTGGAGTAAAGACAGATTATAAGTTTATTATTTCACACTTGAAAGAAATTATAGAAAAGTATGAAGTTGAAATCCTAGAATGTGGTTATGATGCTCATAATGCAGGGTCTTTTTTAAGTGATTTAGAATTTTTGGATTGTGATTTAACAGAAGTGAAACAATCAGCAAAATCTTTAAATGATGCAACAATTGATTTTGCGCTATCTGTGAAAGCAATACAAGTACTTTATGATAAGAGAAATAGTTTACTCAAATGGTCAATTGCAAATGCAACAACAACAAGTAATAGTTTTGGAGAAATTAAGATTGATAAACAAGCACAAAAAAATAGAATTGACCCTGTAGATGCAATTATTGATGCATGGAAAATTATGTTGTTAAATAAAAAAGAAGATGTTGACATCAACGAATCTGTAGAGGATTGGTTGAAGTTAATGGAATAAATGAAATATAAAGGAGGTGAAATATGGGAATTATAAAAAGATTTTTCAATAAAGCTGCAACCAAAACAGAAAGCATAAGGATAACAGGAATGAATTTTGGAGAATTTTTTGGCTTAAAAACAGGAACAGATTTATCAGAAGTTACTTATTTCACCTGCTTAAAAGTACTCTCAGAGAGCCTTGGAAAGTTATCACTGCATTTAAAAGATAGTGATAATAATAGGATTACCAATCATGATGCATTACAGCGATTAAAAAATGGAGTGAATCCTTTTATGACATCAAGCACATTTAAAACTTTATTAGAGTATTGGAGAAACCATTATGGAAATGCTTATGCATATCTTAGTTATGACATTAATGGAAAATTAATTGGAATATATCCATTGGATCCACAATGTGTAAGAATTTGGATAGATAATACAGGACTTTTTAATGGGAGAGAAACACTTTGGTATGAATATAATAAAGAGGGGAAGTCATATTTTTTTAGTAAAGATGAAATTTTACATTTAAAAGGAGGACTTAGCAAAGATGGAATAGTAGGTATGTCAGTGCGAGAAACACTTGCTACAACACTTCAAGGGGTAAAAGCCAGTCAACAGTACCTCAATAATCTTTATGATAGAGGATTGACTGCTAAAGCAATTTTAAGATATACAGGAGATTTGAATGAGGGACTACGGAAAAAGTTATTAGATAAAATTGAAGATTTTATCAATTCAAAAACTAATCCAACTGGAATTTTACCACTACCTCCTGGAATGGATGTTGTTCCTTTGGACCTTAAACTAACAGATAGCCAATTCTTTGAACTAAAAAAATTCACAGCTTTACAAGTAGCAGCAGCCTATGGAGTAAAGCCTAATCATTTAAACAATTATGATAAGTCAAGTTATGCAAATTCAGAAATGCAGAACTTGACTTTTTATATTGATACGCTTTTATATATTCTGACTTTATATGAAGAAGAATTCAATTTAAAATTGCTGACAGAAAAAGAAAGAACTCAAGGAATACATTTTGAATTCAATGTTGCAAGTATTCTGAGAGGAGATTTAAAGACACAAGCAGAATGTTTAAATAAATATGTTTCTGGTGGAATTTACACAATAAATGAAGCAAGAAAACGTGCAGGAATGCCTGAGGTTAAAGGAGGGAATGTGATTATATTAAATGGAAGCTATGTACCTTTAGAAAAATTAGGAGCAGCATATGAAAAAGGAGGTGAAAAGAGTGAGTAAAAAATGGTTAGAAATTAGAAATCAAGCAGAAATTATAGAAATTTTTATCAATGGAGATATAGAAAATGATGCTTGTAATGACGGTATTATGGAATGGTTTGGGTTGAAAGATACCAATGTATACCCATTGGAAGTAAAAAAAGCTCTATCTGAAGCAAACAGTAAAGAAGTTCATGTTCATATCAATAGCTATGGTGGAGAAGTTTTTGCAGGAGTTGCCATTTGCAACATGTTAAAAAATTATAAAGGAAAAACTGTTGCTTATGTTGATGGGTTAGCTGCAAGTGCTGCATCAGTCATTGCTTTTGGTTGTGATGAAGTTATTATTCCAAATAATGCATACCTTATGATACACAGAGTAAGTTGTGGTATTTGGGGAAATGCAGATGATTTAAGGACTCAAATTGAAGTTTTAGAAAAACTAGAAGATGGAATTGCAAATACTTATGAGGAAAAAGCAGTTGAAGGGGTAACCAAAGAGGAAATTTTAAATTTAATGAAGGAAGAAACATGGTTTACTGGAGAGGAAGCTGCTAAGTTTTTTAATGTGACTGTAGGTCAAGGAACAAACTTTGTAAACTATGTAGGAACAAATCAGAAATTTAAGAATATTCCAAAAGAAGTTATAAATAAAACAGGTCATAAAAATGAGGAATTAAAAGCAAAAGAAGTAACAAGATTAGAAAATTTAAGTAAAGAAATTGATATTGAATTAGCATTAGGAGGTATTTAAAATGAAAAAATCAGTAGAACTAAGAAAAGAAGCAGAGGAAATGAGAAACAAAATTAAAAATTTAAAAGCAGAAAATAAAATAGAAGAAGCACATGGAATGTTACAAAGTTTAAAAGATATTGAAAATAAAATTAGAGAAGCAGAGTTGGAAGAAAGTTTAAACGCTGAAGGAGGAGAAAAGAAACCAGTGACTAATAAAAAAGAAATGAACATAAATAGAATTTATAACAGAGTATTACTTGGAAAGTCAGTTTCAGAAGAAGAAATGGCTTTTTTAAATGCCGCAGGAACACCAGGACAAGTAGAAGCTACTGATGGAAAAGGAGGATATTTAGTTCCTACTGAGCAATTTACACAAATTAAAGAATTAAGAAGAACTTTAGTTTCTTTAAAAACTTTGTGTAATATTGTTCCAGTAACATCTTTTAAAGGAACAATGCCTATTGAAAAAGATGGAACAGGAGAATTAATTGCATTTGAGGAATTAAATGAAATTGATCAATCAGATGTGGATTTCGCACAAGTTTCATATAATACAGCAGATTATGGAGATATTATTCCAATTTCTAATAGTTTATTAGCAGATGAAAAAGCTAATTTAATTTCATACATAGGAAAAAGATTTAATAAAAAAGCTGTTAATACTGAAAATAAAAAAATTATTGGTTTATTAAAAACATTATCTCCTACATCAGCTTCTAACTATAAAGGAATTATTACAGCTTTAAATAAAACTTTAGATCCTGCAATTTCTCAAAATGCAGTCATAATTACAAATCAAACATATTTTGATATTCTGGACCAAATGGAAGATAAACAAGGAAGACCACTTTTAACAGTTAGTTTACAAGATGAAACTAAAAAAATGTTAAAAGGAAGACAAATAATAGTACTTTCAGATGTACTATTACCAATGAAAGCAACAAAAGCTCCTGTATTTGTTGGAGATATGACGGAATTTGTAACATTCTTTGACAGAGAAGGGCTGGAACTTGCAATATCTAGTGAGGCAGGATTCACTAAAAACGCTACTTATATCAGAGCTATTGAAAGATTTGATGTTAAAAAAGTAGATGGAAAAGCAATGGCGTATCTGGAAGTTGAAACAGCAGCTTAGGAGGGTAGCTTATGCTTTTAGGAATAGAAGATGTAAAGAACTATCTCAGGATTGATTATAATGAAGATGATAATTTGCTGCAATCTTTAATGGTTGCAGCAGAAAATTATTTAAATGATGCTATATGCAATTTGGAAGAACGTTTGAAGGAAGAAAAATTTAAAGAAAGAGCTAAAATTCTAATGTATGTAATTATTCAGGATTGGTATGATAATCGTGAATCAGGGGAAAGCAAGGACTTTAATTATACAATAAGAAGTATGATGACACAACTGCAAGCAGGTGATTAAATGAATAATATAACAAAACGATTGAGGCATTCTATAGAAGTTTGGCATATGGTAGATAGTAAAAATGAACTTGGAGAGAATGAAAAGATACCACAAAGATTAAAAAATGCTTTTAGTGAAATTGTTCCTCAAAACTCTAGTGTAAAACAGGGACAGGCAGAAACAGAGAGCAATGAACATCAATTTAAATTCACATTTAGAAGAAAATCAGTTCAAGGAATTCAAAAGGACTGGTTTTTTATATTTGAGAAAAAAAAATATGAAGTTGTCTACTTTAACAGAGATTTTAAAGACAATCAATTCATTGAGGTATTCTGTAAAAGAATAGAGGAGTAAAAGCTATGGATGGATTTAGTTCAAGGGATTTAGAAAACTTGGAGAGAGAAGTTTTAAGACTTGCAAAAAAGTATCCAAAAGAAACAAAGAAATTTTTACAAAGTCAGGGAAATAAACTAAAAGCAAGAGTAAAAAAGAAAGCAAAATCCAAATTAAAAGAAAAAAGTGGAAACTACATAAAGGGGTTTAAACGTGGGAAAGTTTATAGATACAACCAAGAAGAGGATACAGTGAGAGTTTATAATAATATGCCACACGCTCATCTAATTGAATATGGGCATATAATAAAAGATAAGACAGGGAAAGAACATGGATTTAAAAAAGGATATAGGATTTTAGAAGAAGCAAGAGCAGAATTTCAAGATGAATTTGTAAAGAATGCAGATGGATTGATAGATGAAATTATCAAAAATGGAGGGTTCTAATGGTTAAATTGAGTGAAATTTTAAAAGCAATAAATGATAAACTTGCAAAAACCTTTCCTAAAGTTGAAATAGATAGTAAAGATATAACAGAAAAGTTTAATCGCCCTAGCTTTCGTACAGAGCTAGAAGGGTTAAAAACAAGTGCTTTTATGACAACTTACAAAGAACGAAATTTAACAATCAGAATTTACTATTTCCCTAAAAATATTGGAAAATCAAGAATAGAAAGACTAAAAATGATGGATGATTTAGAAGAAGCTTTTCTTGGTACTCTTTGGATAAATGAAAGTTTTGCTATTCCTACAGAAGAGATTGAATTTGAGGAAACAGACGGGGTATTAATAGCAAGCATTGACAGTTATACAATGGAAGAAATTGAAAATGACATTACTGAAGATATGATGGAGGAACTAGAATTTAATTATAAAGGTTAGGAGGAAAAAATGGGTAGACCAACTATTGATATTATTTTTAAACAGAAAGCAATTACTGCGGTAAAAAGAAGTCAATTAGGAATTGTAGGATTGATTATAAAGGAGCCAACAAAAGATTGGACAAGAAAAGAATACAAAATTATAACAGATATTAAAGATGGAGATTATACAGAGAGTTTTTTACAATTAGTAAAAGACTGCTTTCAATTTACTCCAGCTAAAGTGGTTATATTTAATATAAAAGATGGAACTTTAGCAAATACATTAAAATTAGTAGCTCAAGAGAGAATTAACTGGTTAGGATTAGGATATGATGGAACAGAAGCTGATACAGCAACACTTGTTTCATGGATAAAATCAATGAGAAAAGCAGGAAAAACTTATAAAGCAGTAGTTCATAAAGCTACTAAACCAGATAATAAAGGGATAGTTAATTTAATGAATGAAAAAGTTACATTTGTTGACAGTCGTGGAGAAGTAGAAGGATGGCAATATATCCCATCTATTTTAGGAATGCTGGCAGGACTTCCAATGACAAGATCTGCAACAAGTTTTTTATGTAGTAATTTAAAAGAAGTATCTTTATTTGATGATATTGATGATGTCATTGATAAAGGAGGATTTTGTTTACATAAAGATGAAGGAGATATTAGAGTTGCAAGAGCTTGTACATCACTACAAGAAATCACACAAGATGAGACAGAAGATATGAAGGATATTATTATCATTGAATCTATGGATTTAATGAGAGATGATATATTTTCAACATTTAAAAGCTGGATAGGTAAGTATAAAAATAAATATGATAATCAGGTTTTATTCTTTTCTGCAATCAATGCTTATTTTAAAGAATTGGCTAGAGAAGATATTCTGGATAAAGAATATAACAACTATTCAGAGGTTGATGTTGAGGCTCAAAAATCAGCTTGGCTAGCGGTTGGGAAAACAGAAGTTGAAGATATGGAAGATGAACAAATCAAAAAATTAACATTTAAGAAAAAAGTATTTATGACAGCACAAATTAAAATTTTGAATGCTGTTGAAGATTTCAAATTTACTATCAATATGTTTTAGGAGGGTAAATAAATGGTAAAAAAAATGGATAAAAATAAAATTTTACGTGGTTCTTTTGGAGCTGTCTGGCTAAACAATGATGAATTAGGAGCAGCAAAGTCTTTTGAGGCTAAGATAAACTTAGAATATGAAGACATTGATATTGCAGGAGATTTAGGAAAGCATAAAAGGTATATGGGATTTACAGGTGAAGGAACTATGACATTACATAAAATAGATTCTTCTATTGCTGAGCTACTACATGAGGGAATTCAAACTGGGGATCTTCCTGATATAAAATTAGTTGGAAAATTAGAAGATCCTACGGCATATGGAGCAGAACGTGTAGAATTTACAGGAGTAACAATAAATGAATTAATGGCTTTAAAGTGGGCAAATAAAGAAATCAGAGAAGAAGAGGTTCCATTTTCTTTTTCAGGATATAGATTTATTGATATGATTAAATAATTTAGGAGGAAATATAAAATGGCTAAAAATATAACTTTAGAAACATTACTTGCAAGAAAGCAACAATCAGAAAATGACAAAATGAAAGTAGTTTTTTTTAATTCAGAAGTTTTGGGAGGAAATATTGAAATTGTAAAACAGAAAGCAAAAGATATTATGAAAATTATGGACAGTACAGATGAAAGAGGAATGGAAGCATCAAATGAGATGAACTGTAAGTTAATTTTAAAGCATTGTCCAATATTTAAAGAGAAAGAATTACAAACGGCTTATGGAGTAGCAGAACCTCATGAGATAGTAGTTAAAGTTTTTGATGAAAATTTGGGAGAGATTGGAAAACTAGCAGAGAAAATATTGGGTATTTATGGGTTAGCAGATGAAAAGAAGAAATCAAATTTAATAGAAGAAGAAGTTGAAGAAATAAAAAACTAATATTGGGGGATGCTGAAATGGCATTCCTCTCTTTTTATGCATTGAAAGGATTTAAAATAGATTACTTATTAAATTTAAATATAGTTGAAAAAATGTTTATGCTTGCAACAATGGAATTAGAAATAGAAAGAATAAATAAAGGGGGATAATTATAACTACTATAGGATATTGTTTTTTAGGATTAATAATTGTTGTATGTGGAATTTATTTATATTTTAGAGGAAAAGATAAAGAATATAACTCAGCAATAAATAATAATAAACCAACAATGCCTCAACCAAAAATTAAAAAGAAATAACTTTGTAAAATTGATTTTAAAGCCTTTCTATTTACTCAATGAGTAAAATATCAAGAAAGGCTTCTAAATGAGTTATACAAAGAAGATAGCAGAACACAGGAGGTGGAAAATGGCAAAGAATATAAATGTTTTATTGAGTTTGAAAGATCAATTCACAAAACCATTACAAAATGCAACTAAAAATACAAAAGAGATGGATAGACATTTACAGAAAGCAAGTAATAAAGTAAAAGCTTTCGGAAATGCAACAAAAGAATCTATGAAGAAAGCTGCAAAGTATACAGCTATAGGATTTAGTGCATTGACTGCTGCAACAGGTGTTTTTCTGAAGCAGTCTATTGATGCAGCAAAAGAAAAACTTAAAGCAGATAAACTTCTTGAAGCAAATCTAAAAAGAACAAATAGTTATAGCATAGACAGGATAAACAGTTTGAAAGATGAAGCTGGAGCCTTGCAAGATTTAGGAGTAATTGGTGATGATGTAATTGTTGCAGGAGCAGGACAGTTGGCTATGTACAAGTTGAGTCATGACCAAATTAAAAAAACTATGCCTATACTGAGTGATATGATAGCCAAAGAAAAAGGATTTAACGCAACACAAGAAGACAGTATTGCTATGGCAGATGCTATTGGAAAAGCTTTGGATGGTAAAACTAAAGGGTTATTAAAATACGGAGTCCAATTGACAAAAGCAGAAGAAAAGGTTTTTAAAACAATGAAAGCTGAAAAAAGATTGGACTTTATCACTAACAAATTGAATAAGTCTATAGGTGGTACTAATAAAGCTTTAAGAGAGACAGATGAAGGGAAAATAGTTTCAGCACAGGGAGCTTTTGGGGACATGCAGGCAGAAGTAGGAAAGAAACTTATGCCTTATTTAGGTAAATTAGCTGTATGGTTTCATTCTAAAATTCCAGGGATACAAGATTTGATATTAGGGACTGCTGATAAAGTAGAACAGCTTATTATAAAAGTTGATCCATACATTACACAAATCAAGCAGTTGTTTGGCAGCTTATGGGATAGAGGAAAACCTGCACTTGAAGAATTTAAAAATATATTATTGGAAGGAGCAGGACAGGCCATAGGTATTGCACAAAGCATTATTGATAACTGGGATAGGATAAGTCCGATAGTTTACACAGTAGTTGGGGCACTGGCAGCATATAATACAGTTATGTTTATTTCTTCCGCTATTGCAACTGTAGGGGCATTAGCTACTAAAACTAAGCTTATATGGGATAACGCACAATTATTGATGACAGGGAAATTAACACTTGCACAATTCAAATTGAATACTGCTATGTCATTAAATCCAATTGGACTAGTTATAGCTGGAATTGCAGCATTAGTAGGAATTGTGTGGGTATGTTGGAAAAACTTTGATTTAATAAAAACTAAGGTGACACAAGTATGGGAGATGCTTGACAATAATCCAATTGGGCGTGTGATTAAATGGTTTATTAAGTTTGGAAATCCTATTGGACAGGCTATTAATTTATTTTTGTGGTTAAAAGAAAATATTTATGATAACTGGGATGTAATAAAAAATAAGTTTATTCCTATTTTAGAAATGATAAAAAATCCAGTAGATACAGCTAAAAATGCTATTGGTGGGCTTATTGATAAACTTAAATTTTGGAATAATACAGAAATAAAAGATAAAACTATTAATATTACAGAGAATAAAACTTCAGATAAATCTAAAATTAGAACAATTGGAAGAAAAGCACTTGGAACAAGTTATTTTAAAGGTGGGGAAACACAAATAAATGAAGGTGGCAGAACAGAAACGGCTATCTTACCAGCAGGAACAAAAGTAATGAGCCATGAACAAAGTAAAACTATGATTGGAAAATCTAATCAAAAAGTAGAAGTGCATGTTCATATTAGTGGAAATTTTATTGGAGAAAGAGAACACATGGAACGATATGCAGAATATACAGGAAGAAAAGTTATAGCAGCAATAGATAATATGTAAGGAGGTACAGGGTTTGGATATTATATTTATAGCAGAAAATGAAAATGGTCAACAAGAAACAATCACAATCCCTGTAGTTCAGGGAATTGAGCCAATTATTTGTGAAACTACTGATGAAGAGTTCCAAACGATAGATGGATCTGTTTTAAATTTAATAGGAGGAAAAGGATTAAGAAATTTTTCCTTTTCCTCTTTTTTTCCTAGCAAGAAATATAACTTTATAAGTTGGTTGAAATATAGAGACCCACAAGAATATATTGATTATTTAGAAAAATATAGAGATTTAAAAATCCCAATCAGGATAATTGTAGTAGACAGATATAAAGTAGTTTTAAATATGCTTTGCAGATACAATTTTACTTATGCACTAAGAGATAAAGCTGGGGATGTTCCATATACACTGGAAATAAAAGAATATATTTTGCCAATTCAAAGAAGTGATAACAATGTATAAAATTATTGTAAAAGATAAAGATATAACAGCTTATACAGCAAACCTAAATTGGCGTGATAGTGTTGATATGTTAGGAGCAGAGTTAAATTTTGATATAGCAGTAAATAGGCATGATGAAAACTTTTCTTTTCTTTGGGATATCACACTTGGGGATAGTGTGCAGCTTATAGATGGTAAAGGTGAAAGTTTGCTTCAAGCTATTATTGTATCAGAAAACTTAAATGAAAAAACAACAAACTTTGTAGCATATGATATGGCTTGGTATTTAAATAAGTCCACAGTTATCAGACAATTTAAAAAAATAGTAGGAAATGAATGTGTAAAATCTTTGTGTGAAGAAATTGGGATTAAAGTTGAAGTTTCTGGGTTAGATACTAGGATAGATAAAATCTATAAAGACAAAGCTGTTTCAGAAGTGATTTATGACATTATTAATCAATGTTCACAGCATAATTCCAAGAAATTTTTTATTGAAATGGATAAAGGGATATTGAAAGTAGGACCTTTTAAAAAAATAAAGGTAACAGGGCAGTATGAGCTACATAAAAATCACTTTGTTAATGTGGCTGATTTTGTAGGTAATGTTTCTTTAAATAAATCTATTATTGACATGAAAAACTCTGTCTTGGTAATAACAGCAGATAAAGAAGCTGTAAGAACAGTAGGAAAGGAACAGGATCAAGAAAGTATTAAAAAGTATGGAATGTTGCAAGAGGTTGTAATACTTGATGAAAAGGAATATAAAAAAGCAAAACTCGTGGCAAAAAATGAGTTAAAAAAATTAAATAGAATAACAGAGAATTTCTCCATTACTGTTTTAGGAGATGATAAAGTCAAAAGTGGCAGAGTGATTGATTTATATTTGCCACTTTTTAATTTAAAAGGGGAATACTTGATAAAAGAAAGTAATCATACAGTACAAAACGGAATTCACAAATCAGAATTAAAGTTGGAGGTGTATCAAGAATGAGTGAAAATCAAAAATCTTGGGATATAGCCATAGCAGAAAAATTTAAAGAAAGAGATAACCCAAAGCCTATTGGAGCAGTTTTAGGGAAAGTTTTAAGACCACTTCCTGATATATCAATTGAATTATTAGGTGGTTATGGGATATTAGATGCAGATAAGATTTATCTTTCTAATGCTATTACAAATAGATTAGCTATAGAATGTACTATGAAAGATTATGAAAGTCAAGATAATACATTTATCTCAGGAAAAACTAATTCTAAAGTTAGCATAGATAACCTTTCTACATCAGGAACTGGAAGTACTGAAAAAGGTGGAGCGGTTCTAACATTATCTCAAAGTGGCTCTATAAAGTCTATGCAGATACCAACACTTCATAATGAGAAGGAAAATAAAACTAAAGGAAAATTTATATTGCAGACCGTATTTAATTTAATTCCTGGAATGTATGTTTTAGTAATACCTAATTATGAGGAAGATAAATTTTTTGTAGTTGATGTATTTAATTATGCTCCGGAGGTGAGCCTTGAATGGGAATATTACCAGAAATAAATTTCATTGATTATTCAAAACAAGTAGCAGAGATCAAAAAAGAAACAAATGGAAAAACTTTTCTAATTGATTTCAAAAAAGGGAAGATGCTAAGAAAAAATGGAAAACTAATTAAAACAGATGATGAAAGAGCTGTAAGGATGTGGCTAGAAAAAGTACTTTTGACAGAGAAATATAAATGGAATATTTACAAAGGTAATGGAATTAATCAATATGGAATGACCTATAAAGCCAATTTACAAGGACAAAGATTTCCAACTCCTGTTTTATATAGTGAGTTCATAAGAGAATTGAAAGAAATGATATTAAAAAATAAGCAAATAATTGAAATAAAAAATATAGATATACACTTAGTAAAACACACATTGGAAACAAAATTTACAGTAGTATTAAAAGACTTCCAAGAATTTGAGTGGGAGGGTTATTTATGATAATAAAAAAAGAACAAAAAGAGATATTAGATGGGATGCTCAAAAATGTGAATGGGGAATATGACAGAACAGAAGGAGGACTGTTTTATGATAATTTAGCACCAGTAAGTATAGAACTAGAAAAACTTTATCAAAAATTAGATTATATCTTTCTCAATTCTTTTGCAGAAACTGCTGAAGGAGAATATTTAGATAATATAGCTAAAGAGGTAGGAGTTTTCAGAAGACAACCTACAAAAAGTAAAGGTTTTGTAACAATAAAAGGAACAATAGGGACTGTGATTACAATAGGAACCAAAGTTGCTTCAGATACATATATTTATTTAACTACAGAAGAAAAAGAAATACCAGAACAAGGAGAAATATTAGTACCTATTGAAAGCGAAAAAGCTGGATCAGAATATAACATACCAGCAGAAACTATAGTAAATTTTCCAGTTACAATTCCAGGGTTACAAAGAGTTACAAATAAGCTAGCAACTACAGATGGGTATGATGGAGAGAAAGACAATGAGCTGCGAGAAAGGTATTATTTTAAAGTCAGGGAGCCAGTTACATCAGGAAATATTTATCATTATAAAAAATGGTGCTTAGAAGTAGAAGGAGTTGGAGGAGTTAAGGTTTTTCCACTTTGGGCAGGACCAGGAACAGTGAAAGTGGTTATAGTAAATGTAGATATCCAAGCAGCAGATGAGGAATTACAGCAAAGAGTAAGAGACTATTTAGAGGAAGTACGACCAATTGGGGCAACTGTAACAGTTAAAAGTGCTATAAATAAAGGAATAGCAATTACAGGAATTGTGAAAATTTCTAAAAATGTTGATTTTGAAGAAGTAAAAAAAGATTTTGAGGAAGAGGTTAGAGAATACTTTAAAAAAATTGGATTTAATCAAAATTATGTTAGTTATGCACAAGTAGGAAATACGCTTTTAAATGTGCAGGGAGTAGTGGATTATAGTGATTTACAACTAAATGGTGGGGTATTGAATATTAATTTGCAAGAAGAAGAGATTGCAGATCTTGCATCACTAACCTTACAGAAAGAAGTGATATAAATGGAAGCTAAAAGACTTATGCAGCATATGCCAAAATATTATAGAACTATAGCAGAAATAATAGTATTGCAAAAAACTATTCAAAGTGAACTAGAAGTTATTGATTTTACAAGTGAAGATGTACTAAAACAATTCTTTATTTATACTGCTACCTGGTCATTACCAATTTGGGAAAGAATTTTCGGATTACCTGTTGGGGATGAAACTACCAACATACAAGAACGAAGAGAAAATTTAATTTCTAAACTTAGAAGTTATGGAACTACAACAAAAGAAATGATTGTAAGAGTTGGGAATGCTTTTACAAATGGGGATGTACAAGTTATAGAACATAACGAAGAATATTTATTTGAAATTATTTTTACAGGTATAATAGGAATTCCTCCTAATATGGATGACTTCAAAGAAACAATAGAGATTATCAAGCCTGCTCATTTGACTTACGAAATAAGAATAAGATATAGAACTTGGGGAGAGTTATCTCCTTACAAATGGGCAGAATTAGAACCATTTACTTGGGATGAAATTTACCAAAAGGCAGAGATAAAATAAAGGAGGTTTTTAAATGGGGATATTGACAAATTTTTTGAAACTGTTAAAACCAGAACCAAATGATTTTGTTGATGTAACAAAACACATTTCTGAAAATTACGACAAATTAGATAAAGCTGCTGAAACTAATAATCAAGCATTAACAAATTTAAATAATAATAAGTTAGACAAAGGAACTTATAATGGGAAAGCAGATGATTTAGACAAAGCTAAATTAGACAAAGGAACATATCCAGGAACAGCAAGTGATATAAAAACAGAAATAGATGGCAAAGTTTCTAAAGCTGGTGATGATGTTACTGGAAACTTAACTATGTCTGGTCAAGCTCCAATCGAAATAAATACAACATATTTTTCTGGAGCATGGAGAAGGGGAATACAATACTTGAGATCAGGGCAAGTAATAGGTAATATCGGAGCTTTTGGAACTGGTTCGGGATTGGAATATTTATTTTTATCTTCTGGAAATGATGAAATAATGGTTAAAAATGGAGATTCTATTATAAAAAGCAATAGACTTCAGTCCATTAACAAAGAAGCTATAGCTGCAATAAATGAAACTTATTCAAAGTTGTCTGGAAATGCTGGTTTAGAATTTGATTCTAATTTAATGTATATACAAGATATCGGAACTAAGCAAGCTGGGAAGTATTACTTTGATAAAAATACTTTAGGCCTATTTAGGTGCAAAACAACAACAAATACAACAGTAAATGATACTAATTTCGTGAACGAAAGTAACTATGCAACAGCCTATAAAATAGACAATTATTGTGAATTAGGAAGTAGTGGAAATAATTACTACGCAAAATATGCTGATGGTAGACTTGAATGTTGGGGATTCTTTGAAGCAGCAAAAGGTGGAACTGGGTATGTTGTTCTCCCACACGCTTTTGCTATGATTAATGAATACAACAGTTATACTGTTAATATCGGTATTTTACAAAACACTACAGGTGTTGTAATACCAAGTGTAACTGCTGGAAATTTAAGATTCCAGGCATTTGATTATCAGAACAGGTATACAGAATCAAGTTTGTACTGCTCATATACTTGTAAAGGAAGGTGGAAACTATGATACATATTTATAAAGGAGAAAAATATATAACAAGCTTAAATTATTCTAAAGAGGAATTTAAAAAAGAATGGTATCCAGAGTTTGAAGATGGAATGTTGATAAGTGAAACTAAGTATTCTAATCCAATATTAGACAATGGCACTTTAAGAGAAAAAACTAGAGAAGAATTAATATTGGAAGGAAAGGAAGAATTTTTAGTAGATGGCTGGTATGTTGCTAAAGGAAAAATTTTAAAAAAAGAAATACCAGAAAATTTAATTTTCCCCATCTGGAATAAAGATAAAAAAGTATGGGAAGATGGAATGACAAAAGAGAAAATAATAGAATTAAGAAAAAATAAAATAATAGAATATGAAAAACTGGAAGAAGAGAAAAAGCTATTAGAAAAAAGTAAATTTTCTTCTGAAGATGAAATGAAAGCTATAATAGAAAAAATGGCTGTTATTGAGGGTAGTATAAATGAACTAGCTGATAAAATAAAAGCTTTATAATGGAAATTATTCAGCTTTAAAAATAATTTTTAAGGGGGTAAACATTGAAAATATCTGAAAAAGGAATTGAATTTATTATAAAGGAAGAAGGTGAAATATTAAAAGCATATAAGTGTGCAGCAGGAGTTTGGACTATAGGTGTAGGACATACAGGACCAGATGTAAAAGAAGGAATGATAATAACAAAAGAAAAATCAAGAGAGCTTTTGAAATCTGATTTAAGCCGTTTTGAAAAAGCAGTCAACACTTATATCAAAGTTCCGCTTGAACAATATCAATTTGATGCTATGGTAAGCCTAGCTTTTAATATAGGAGTTGGAAACTTTTCTAAAAGTACTCTAGTAAAAAAGATAAATGCAAATGCTACTATTGAGGAAATAGAATTTCAATTTAAGCAGTGGAGGCTAGCAGGAGGAAAACCTATATTACTACCTAGAAGAAAGAGAGAGGCTGGATTATACAGAGGAGGAAGATATGAATAAAGAAACATTATTTTTAATAATAACAATTATCTTAGTTATGGTGGGGATATATTACTTATACAAGTATAAAAAAGAAACTTTATGGGTAATAGCCTGTTATGTAGTAACAAGAGCAGAGGAAGGATTTGCATCAGGTCAAGGGAAACAAAAACTTGAATATGCTATTATAGAATTTAAAAAGAGAATACCAGTATATATATCCTGGATTATATCTGAAAAATTTATCATTTCTTTAATAGAAAAAGCTCTGAAAGCACTACAAGAGGAGTTTAAAAAGTCAAAGGATAAACAACTCACAATTGTGAATGAAATCCTTAAAACAGCTACTACAGGAGCTACAAAGGACATATTAAAAGTAGCGGAGGAAATGCAAAAAGATATAACTAGCAAAGGATATATAGAAGGATATTTAGAAGGAAAAACAGATTTAAGAGGCAACAATAATATAGTTGGTGGATTAAGAGCAGGAGTGAAATTCTAAAAAGGAGCAGGAGCATGATTAAAATAAAACTGGAACAAGTATTTAATTTAGTTGAGGATATGTTTAAAATTCTATTTGAAAAAGTAATAATTATTCTAGGAATATTAGTATCATGGATATATGTAGCAACAGGAGGAAAAGATAAATATATCGAATGTTTATTAATAGTAATGGGAATAGATTTTATAACAGGAATTATAAAATCAGTAATCAAAAGTACTACTAGCAGTAAAACTGGGAAAAAGGGAATAGGTGGAAAATTTATAATGCTTTGTATTGTAGCGCTAGCTTATTTACTGGACATAATAATGGATATGAATAACAGTCCATACAATTGCAGAATACTAGTAATTTCCTTTTATTTTGTAAATGAAGGAATAAGTATCTTAGAAAATGCTGTAGAAATAGGTCTTCCTGTACCAGAACAACTTAAAAATATATTAGAGCAATGTAAAAAAAGAGAGATAAAGAAAAAATAATAATATTATAAAATTTACTATAATTTACATTTATGTCTGAAGATAGTTATTATTTTTGTGTAAAATTTGAAATAAAAAAGAAAATAAAGTGCTATTAATAAAATAAAAGATATGTTATAATACAGATAATGTATTAAAAATAAGCAAAGATATGAAATGTTATTGCTTTGAAAATTGCTAAGGAAATATAGGAGGATAGTATGGAAAAGTTAGTGCTAGAAGAAATATTAAAATGTAATTTTATCCCAAGTCAGATGAAAGAGAAAATAGGAAAATATCAGATTATAGTAGATTTAACTGAAACATTTACAGAGAAATTCGGTTGGAATACAACATGGGCATATGTCAATATTATTTGTGACAGTCAAGATGAGGATGTAATAGATATATTAAATAAAAATAAATCTCAAATAGAAAAAGTTTTAAGAGACAATATATATTTTGGAAAAAATTTACATGAAGAATCATATATTCCTTTAGTAAAGGTAAAAAAAATATTGAAGGAAACAGAAAATAAATTATAAAAATAGATGTAAAATATAAGAGAATTATGGACAAATTTTGCTAACATATCCAAAGGGGGTAAACCTAAAAAAGGAAGTTTATCTCCTTTTTTAGGTTTTCCAATATTTAAGATAGTATTTGGCATTTTTTATCAACATACTAAAAAAATGATATACCAATATTCTAAAGAAAAAATATCTGTACCAAATGGTTATTCACAAATAAGAAAAATAAGATAATATGTAAAAATTAATTTTTAAGAAGAATATTTATCAATGAAAATATTTTTTGTATTCACGAAAATAAACTTATATGATATTATATTCATATATAAAAATCTTTCCCCAAGATGTTTTATAGTATAGACAAGGCCTCTTAATTAT